CCGTGGTGGGGGTGGTCTTGAGGTATTCGATCTGCCAGTTCATGCTTGCCTTTCGTTAGTGCAAATCGACCCACGCGCCGCCAGCACGGACGCGCAGTTTGTTGGTTGTCGAGTTGTAGTAGACATCGCCGTCCGCTGCGCCGCTGGGGTCCGCAGCAAGAGGCAGGAACCGCGCCTGCCCCGTGGACTTGACGCGGAATCTTTCGGTCGGCGTGACATCCGTACCGTTTGCTACCGTGCCAGCAGGGTCGGCGTAGAAAGCAATGTCGCCAGTGTTAAGCGCGATTGCCGATTTCGCCCACGAGGTTCCTACGCTGGAAGCAAAAGCGTTCGCGTTGGCGCTGCGCTTGTAGCCGTTGGCAAGGATGGTCGCCGCGCTAGACGCCTGCCGGAACACGTTGGCGTAGGAGGTGCCGCTGCCTTCGGGGAAGGTGAGGTTCAGCAGGTTGCTGACGCCGAGGCCAGCAGCCCCAGTGTCAGTCGTCCCCAGCAGCAGATCACCCCCGCTCGTGATTCGGGCGCGTTCGTTGGTGGAAGCAAGGTCGCTGTTGGTGTAGAAGACCAACGCCGCGCCTGACCCGGCCATGACTTGTGCGTTGCCCGAGACATCTTGGATGCCCAGGGCCATGAAGTAACTTGAACTGCCGTGGTATTGGAACCCCAGTTGCTGAAGCGCCGACGCGCCCGACGCGCCTTTGATGGTTACCCTGCCAGCGGGGCTGGTTAGCCCAACACCGACGTTACCGGCAAAGTACCCGTTGCCGGTCCCATCAACTTGGAAAGTAGCAACAGCCGAAGAGTTAAACCCTTGAAAATTTGAAAATGCGTTGCTAGTAACTAAGGAAACAAACCCGTTCTCGTTCGTGCAATACGCTGAAATCTTATTGTTGTTTATCGGTCCAGTCGTCCCGACGAATAGGCGGCTGTTCGCATCCAGCGTCATCGCCGACGTCCACGCTGAGATGGTGGACCCGGCAGCCCCGGTTGGTGCGATATTCCATGTGAACGACCCAGCAGTATGATCGTTGATCTGCTGAACCGCTGGAAGTGCAGCAATTCTCAGCCAGTTTGAGCCATTCCAAAATGCGTTCGCATTGATATACGAACGCGAGGCGTTTCCGACAAAGGAAGCGCCGCCGACAAGTTGAATCGCCGGCCCGCCAATGCTCCACGCACTCGGCGTCACCCCCAGGCCGAGGTTGCCGGAGGTATCCAACCTCATCGCCTCAGACGCACCCGTGTAGAAAGTCATCGGGACGCCGGTTGACCCGCTCGGCGTAGTCCACGAATAAAGCGTGGTCTGTCCGCTCTCAGCACCAAGCAGCAAAGCCGAAGTGCTGCCGCTTGTGTTTACGGAAGCAATGTAGTTGTTGCCCGCCGTCGAGACTTGGAGCTTACGGGTTGGCGAACTCGTCCCAATCCCGACATTGCCGGAGGTGTCAATAAAGAAAGTGTTAGCCGCTGGAGAAGCGCCAGTTCTAACTTCAAAAGTTAGCCCGTATACCTTTGCGGCGGTATACGCAGCGCCAGACCTGTTGTAGGTCTGCATGATGCCGTTAGCCGGATCAAACTCAAACCCTGCGGCCCCGGCATTGCTAACGACAAGTTTATTTGCAGGCGAACTCGTCCCAATCCCGACATTGCCGGAATCATTAACTACAAGGTCATCGTTCCACGCAGAGCCGATCCCTCGTTGAATGGCAAACGTGCCGGCGTAAAAAGAACCTGCCGTGTTTGTGTTGGCAAGTCGGAAGCCATAGAAGTTGGCAGCCGAATACCCGAGGTGAATCGACTTGGTGATCGCGGTCCCAGTGACGCCGCTGCTGACATCGAGATCCCCGCGAGCAGTTGCCCAGCCAAGCGCAAGGTTGCCGGAGGAGTCGAGGCGCATCTTTTCCGCACCGTTGTCGGTGCTAAAAGTCAGAATCTGCCCGCCCACATCAAGGTTCAGGTAATCACTCGCTGTTCTGTCGTAAGCAAACAGATATGTGGTAGCACCCGGCTGAACTTCTAAATTCTGATTTGAGCCGTTGGACACAACCAACTTGCTGTTTATCGAACTCGTCCCAATCCCCAGCCCGGTGCTGGTGAGGCGCATTTGTTCAGCGTTGTTGGCGCCAAAAGCGAGCGTTTCACCTGATGCGACATACAGCAGCGTATTGGTGCCACTGCCTCCTGTTTGTGCCTGAACACGAAGGCCGTAACCACCTGCATTCAGCAGCCACGCGACATCAGTTCCAGCAGCTCCCTTCAGGACCGTAAGTGGTGTGCTCGGCGTGGTCCCAATCCCCAGCCCGGTGCTGGTGAGGCGCATTTGTTCGTTCAGGTTTACGTTAAACGTAATTGGGTGATTGGAAACCGTGCCAATCCCGAGCGTCGAACTAACAAACGATCCTGAGCCAAAAATGCTGTCAACCGCGCCTACCGTGCTGCGGAAAGGGCCGACAGTACTGGTCAAATTCGTCCCATCAAACGTCAGCGCACTGCCCGTGGTCAGCGCACTTGTGCTGCTTGCGTAGACAACTCCATTGGCGGTGAAGCTCGTAAGTCCTGTACCACCGTTCGTCGTTGCCAGGGTGCCCGTCACGCCCGTAGACAGAGGAAGCCCCGTAGCGTTGGTCAGCGTGACCGAGGTGGGGGTGCCAAGGATAGGCGTCACCAGCGTGGGGGAGGTGGCAAACACCAAAGCGCCTGTGCCGGTCTCGTCCGTGACAGCCGCAGCCAGTTGCGCCGAGGTGGCGGTGAACAAATTGTTCGTCAGGTTGATCGTCTTGTTCGTCAGCGTCTGGACCGTGTCCGCCCCCACCAACGTCATGTTGGCGTCAGGCACCGTCAGCACGCGGGTCGCGCCCGCGCTGACACTGCTGGCCTCGAAGCGGAACTTGCGCGTGCTGTCCGCGTTGTCCTCGACCACCAGGTTGGAGTCAGTGATGGTTAGGGGCGGCAGCACGCTGACGGCTTCCAGCGCAGTGCCAGAGGAATTGACGGCGACGAGCTTGGTCGCGTTGCCAGACAGCGTCGGCAGCTTGTCGAACCCGCTCGAGATCGAGCTAAGCTCGGCGCGCATGGATGCAGAGGTGGCCGGCGCGCCAGTGGCGGGGAACGCTCCCCCGTTGTAGTACGGGTTGCTCATCGAAGTCCTCTGCGCATGCTGTAGTGAAGAATGACCGAGTTGATCGTGAAGGGCGCGTAGTAGTCGGAATTGCACGCGACATGCACGGCGATGTTCTCGCCAGTGCCGACCACCTCGACCTCAGACGGCGCAAGCGTGCGGCCGTCCCAGACAAAGCTGTCCCAGTTGACGTTATCCCAGAAGCTGGCAGACAGGTTCGTCGAGTAAGACTCCTGCGCGCCCTGCGGCACCAGCGTCGACCCGTATGCCAGCGAGTAGCTAAACGAGAATTCTGCGTAGGCGTTGCCGTCGATCTCGAGCGAGGCACGACGCCAGCGCTTGAGGATGCGGGGCGACTTCGCGAAGCCGTAAGTCAGGATGATCGACGCACCGATCTCGTCCCCGTCAAACGACGTGCCCACATCAAGCCGGTACACGCGCCCATCGGTAGAACCGAAGAACGCCGTCTCAGATCCATCGGGGTCTTCCCCATCGCACATGCAGTTCACGGCGTCTGGGAATTCCACAGGCATCGAGCCCATGTACTTGCCGTTGAACAGAGTCGCGTAGATGCCGGAGCCGTCACTGAAGAAGACGCGGTACTGCGACTTCTCCCGGTTCACGCCCGAGGCGGTCACCTTGTTGCGACGCTGCTGCACGAACGGGCGAATGTTTAGCGTCAGGGCCGACGCATCGAAGTTGCCGTAGTTCAGCGTCGTCTTCAGGTTCATGATCCCCCGGTCGTCGAACGCGAAGCTCGACACCAGGTTCTGCGCGCTGTACGGCTTGGCGCCCGTGCCCACGTTGTACGACACCAGGTTCCAGTCGCTGGAGCTGGTGCCGTAAAGCATGAAGGTGTTGTCGTCGGCGTAGATCGCCATGGCGCCGGTGGACTGGTCGCCAGGCAGCACGAGGAACGACGTCACGTTGTCGATCAGCGCGATCTCTCCCGCGCCAAACACCGGGTCCCACACATACGGATCGCCGATGGCCGAGTGCTGCACCGAGCTGCCAAAGCTCAGAAACAGATGGCTCTTGTGGAACGCGATGTGGTTCGGCCTGTCGTCCGCCATGCCGGTGCTGATCGGCGCATAGACCTGCTGCACGAAGTCGAACTCGAAGGCCCTGTTGACGCCGTCGCAGCCGTACAACCTAGTCGTGTTGACGTTGCCACCGAAGTTGGCCACCACCGTCTCCACACGGCCACTGGGCAGGGCCGTGATGGCTGTCTGAGCCGCCACTGCATGGGCGTAGGTGGTGGACCCTATCCGCAGGTGTTCGCCGGCCTGGAAGGTCCCAGTGACCGAGGCAAAGATCAGCCGGCCGGCGGCATCGCTGCCGGACCAGGATCCCGATTCAAGCACCACCCTCTTGATGGTGGCTGTCGCACCACTGGTCTGCCCGATGATCGTGTTGCCATCGACCAGGGCAATGGTGCCATGGGTGAACGACATCTCAAAGCCGTAGGAGACCAACGTCCAGCCCGACGCGGAGGACTTGTACATGGCCAACGCAGTGGCGCCGACGTTGTTCCGCCAGGCGTACACGGTGCCGCTGTAGTAGGCCACGCCACGAACCGGACCAGACCCGGGCACCGTGCCGATGTCAGCCCGGTAGACGTCGGCAGCAAGGTTGAGGTACTGCGCCGACTGCTGCGAAGTCAGCGGTGTGGCAGGCCCCAGCGCAGTCACAGTGCCCTGGCCAACACCCCCGACGCGGATAGTCTCCCCCGCAGTAAACGTGCCGGTAGCCTTAGTGAAGGCGACGGTCGATCCGCTGACAAGGAACACGACACCCGTCGCGCCGGAGGTGGCGCCGGTGATGGTGTTGCCCGCCACGATCGACCCAGTGATGGCAGCGGTCAAGGTGGTATAGGTAGCATCTGACGGGCTGGTCCGGCCGTCGAATCGCTCGTAGCCAGCAACGCGCGTGTAACCGCCAGTGATGGAGCACTCAAAGTTGACCGCAGAGCGGGCAACGCCGGGCGCCAGAGACAGCGACGGGGTGACCAGGTCCAGGCCGCCACCGAGGGTGACAAGCTCGTACTGGACCCTTGGGAGCTGAGCCTGCTGCATGCTTTGAATCAGGCCAGCGGATTCCCCAGGTACAGCTCAGGCAGCTGCTCTCTCTCGAGCTGGTTCATCAACCGGCTGAACTCCGTGTTGCCCTTGCTCAGCACCTCGGGCGCGGCCTCGAACAGGCCGTAGAACTGCATGGCCTTGTAGACGATGGCCAGGTGCAGGTGCTCTGGCGCGCCAGGCACGTCGGTGTCCGTCGTCATCGAAATGGGCAGGGTCTGGTACTCGCCGCTCACCTCGAACACGTCGTTGGGGATCTGGCCCAGCATCACGGCCTTGCCGTTGGGCTTGATGGCAAACACCACCGGACGGCCGGCAACCTGCACGTTGAAGCGGTAGGTGTTGCGGAAGACCTGGTACTCCCACTCGACGAGCCACTGCTCGTCCTGCACGCCGATGCTCTTCTTCTGGCAGCGGAAGGTGTCCTTCCACCAGTAGCGCAGGTCGGTCATCAGGTTGCCGGTGACCGTGTTCGTGATGGTCGCCGGCAGGTAGTCGCCGACGTTGGCGACCGTCTCGAACGTGAACGGCTGGCGCATCCAGTTCCAGTTGTCGTGCATGCCCTGGATCTCGAGCCATGCGTCGTTGGTCCAGTTCACGAGCTTGGCCAGCATGCCCGTCTGGCCGAGCACAGACGTGGGAGCTGTGGCCACGCCACACTCCACCGCAAGACGCTGAGCAAGCTGCAGGTAGTTCATCAGCCAGGCTGCTTGAGGAGCTGCTTGAGCCAGGGCCCGCCCTGCTTCGGGTTCGGGTCATGGATGACCTGGAACGGGTAGGTCAGTGACAGGACGTTCTCCTCCTGGAATCCCATGCTGCCGTCCGCGTTCACGATCTTGCGCTGGCGCACGCGCGACTGCTTAGCGTTGGCCAACACCGCCAGGTGGTAGCGGCGCATCTTGGTCGTGTCGCCGCGCACCGCGAGGCGATAGTCGCCGTTGACGTTGACTTCGGCATAGGCCGGCTCGTGCTCGGTCGCGGGTTCGCTGAACAGCACCTCCAGCTCGTCGCGCATGAAGGCCTCCTGGTCGATCTGGTCGGTGCGCAGCACGCGATCCGTGTCGATCTCGACGCCGCGCGCCGACGTGGCTTCCGCAGCTGGGGTGATGGCCTTCTCGATCTCCACGCTCTCGGAGTCGACGGTGCGGTGCTTCTCGTAGCTGTTCAGCTTGGTGTTCATGGGTCAGTCTCCTGGGGTAGCGGGCAGAGGAGCGCCCGCAGGCGCCCCCCCTTCTCTCGTCAGGCCGTCAGCGGGTTCGCCGGGACCGTCGACAGGTTGATGAACGTGGCCGTCACGCCGGAGGCGGACAGGTCCACCGAGCCCGGGGTGAAGTTCGTGCCAGCCGTCACCGCGATGCGCAGGGCCGCCACCGCGCACACCCCGTTCGGGCAGTCCGGGAACTGCAGCGCGACGCGGCCAGCGGCCAGCTCCGCCGAGTTCACGATCTGGCCCGGCAGGATCGACACGTCGCCGGCCGTATCCAGGCAGATGAGGTACAGGCGGGTCGAGCCGCCCACACCGCCGGTGAAGCCGCCGTTGACGGACTGCACGCCGCCGGCAGCCGCCTGGTAGACCGACGGGCCGCTGTAGCTGATCGCGATGTTGTTGGTGATGGCCTTGCTGTAGAAGCGGCCGTCGATCGTGTAGGTGACCGCGGCAGCGTTCTGGATGGTGTTGGCGTTGGTGCCTTCGGCCCAGGCGCCGCTGGAGAACGCGGCGCTCAGGCCAGCGTCAAGAGCGAGGTTGCTCGACATGGTTCAGATTCCTTTCAGTCGGTGACGTAGGTGGCCACGGTGGCCGCGTAATTCGTGTCGTTCACGCCGGTGTCGGCGTCCAGCTTGACCGCGACGGCCTGCAGGGCGTCGAGCACGGCGTGCATCAGGGCCGTCAGCTCTTGACGGTCGCCGGGCGCGGCAATGGCGTTGACACGTTGCTTCACAGATTCGATGGGCATCGGGTTTCCTTTCTGTCAGCCGGGGCTTGCGCCCCGGCTATTCATCACAGGGCGGAGCAGGCCACTTCGATGCGGACCATCCAGTTCTCGTTCAGCCGCACCGCGTTCTTGTAGAAGTTGGCGCCGACGTAACCGAACTGGCCCATGGGGTTGGCGTGCGTGATCTGCTTGGCGGGCAAGTAGATCGGCTGCACGGCGCCCATGCCCTTGAGGGCAACCTGACCCCAGGCCTCCTGCGCCACCACCATCAGGGGGTAGACGTCGGCCGTGGTGCCGGTGTTGCCACCGTTGGACAGGAAGGTGCCCGCGGTGACCGTGCCGCCGCCCTGCAGGAAGGGGCGGAAGTACGGCGAGGTGATGATGCGGAAGCGCTCCACCGCACCGATTTCGCGCTCGTGCACGGGCTTCTGCGAGCCGTAACGGGCCAGCGGGGTGAAGCCGCTGAGGTTACGGAAGTCGGCTTCCATGTCGGTGTGGATGAACACCAGGTAGCCCGGCTCCACCGCGGAGGTGCCGAAGTTCACGGAGGCCGCGAGCTTCTCGGTGACCATCTGGGCGTGGGCCGACTCGAGCTGGCGAGCGGCCTGGCGCAGCTTGTTCAGCGTGATGCCGGTGTTCACCGAGGTGCGCACCGTGCCGTTGGCGAACACGACGTTCGTGCCGCCGCGGACCACACCGTAGGAGATGAGCTCCTCGATGCTGGCCATGTGCTCGCCGACGAGCTTGACCATGTCGCCGGGGATGTCGTCCTCGTACATGGCCTCGGCCTTGGACGAGAGCTTCATCAGCACGCCGTACTGCTGCAGGGTGACCTGCACGTCCTGGTAGGCGATCGTGCGCGCGCCGGGCGTCACGCCTTCCTGGAGCAGGTAGTTGCTCGCCGTGATGTTCGGCGCGCCGTTGGACGCCGCGTCGATCGGCAGCGCACGGCGGAACACGACCGTGTCGGTCTTGTTCTGCGGCACCTGCTTCTGCGTGCCGAAGGTGCTCAGCACCTTGATGGGCATGGCGTGCTTGAGCATCTCGCGCTCCGCCATGATGAGGTTCCGCGAAGGAACAAGGGAATAGGTCTGCATTTCTGGTTACCTTTTCTGTCGGTCGATTTCGTCAAGGTAGCGCCAGTACTCTTCGGGCGACATGTCTTCCACGGCCTTCTGACGGACGTTGCCGCCGGACCGGCCGGATGGAAGGGCCGCCGCAGAGCTCAGGCGCTGCGTTCTTTGTGACGTTGCCGACTTCGAGGCCTCTGCATGGATGTCCAGCAGGCGCACAGCGTCTTGCGGGCTTTCGCTCGCCGCAAGCATCTGAACCTCCCGCGGTTGGCGCTGCAGCCAGCCCACGAATTCGGTCGTCCTCACAAGGTCTTGCCACCCAGGATGCCGCACCTCAACAGCGAACTCAGAGCGCAGGCGGGAGATCTCCTGCGGCAAGACCGCCGCGGGCGCAGCCTGCTGCTGTTGCTGCAGCTTCTGCTCCAGAGATCCGAGCCGCTCGTTGAGAGCGGACTCCATGGCCTCGGCGAACTCGGGGTAGTCCGTCTTCAGCCTGGCCATCGCCTCGGGGTTCTTGTGCGCCTCGCGGATTTCGGTCGCGCTCGGCGCATCGCCGCCCTTCGCGGTGACCTGCTGCGCCGTCTGAAGCTGCTGCTTCAGTTGGCTGCCCAGTCCACCGATGTGGCCCTCTGCGTTTCTCAGTCGCTGCGTGACCTGGGAGATCATCGTCTCCAGGCCCGCGATCCGGTCGAGCAGCACTTGCTCGCCCTGCGGCGCCGCCTCTTCACCGACCCTTTTCGCATCGGCCGCATCAGCATCTTGCTTCGCGGCGGGTGCACTGTCGGTGGCTGCAGGCGCGTCGGGCTCGCTCGCGCCAGGTGGCGCCAGGTCGGCGTCCTCTGCATCGAGCTGCTGCCAGATCTTCAGCGCTTCGTCTTGGGTGTTGGCAGTTCCTTGTGCTTGCATGGTTCGTCGTCTCACTCGGTGTGGGCCTGTCGGCCCGTCACGTCAACGCCGGCGAGTTCGTCGGGGTCGACCGCTGGACTCAGGCTGGCCTGCTCGGCCAGGCTGAGAATTCGTTTCAGCTCACTGATCCCACCGCGGATCAGGGCTGTCTTGTCTGGACTGAAGGACGGGTTGTCGTTCAGCTCACGCAGCTCCTGGAGCCTTTCCTCCAGGGTCTGCGTCAGCCGCCTCCACGTCGGCGTGCGGAAGTCTTCGGCCTTCAAGCGGCGGCCCAAAAAAAATCGGCGCCCCCGTGAGGAGGCGCCGAATGGCAACAGCGTGTCCGGTCGCTGCCAGTGGAGCAGAGGCAATGACCCGGGACGAATACTACCAGCATTGTGATGCCTTGCGCAAGCGGGCTCACGCGGCCTGCAGCGCGTCGAGCGTGGCCTGGGTGGTGGCCGTGTCGGCGTCCAGGGACGTCACCAGGGCCACGTCGCCACGCTGCACGGCGGCCGTTCGCTGCGTCGCGTTAAACGCGAGCCGGTTCTGCAGGAGGTTGATCAGCTCTTCGATGCTCATGATGTGTCCTTACGGGGCCGCGTAGCCTTGGAGTGCTGCGTACACCGCGCCCGCGCCCGAGGCGGTTGCGGTCTGAATTTGCAGGGCGACGTTGGGCGACCCGCGCAAGGGGGTGGGGAACTCGATGTTCCTTCCCGAGAGCAGGCCAGCAGTCGGGATGCGGGTCATCCACAGCACCTTGTGGAAGGTGGCCGTCACACCCGTGCCAGAGATTGCCAGCGTCGAGCCGCCCCGGGTGGCCGACAGCGTGATCGTCGTGGTCGCGGGCACGGTCAGGACGTAGTACGTCACACCCGTCGAGATGCCGGTCACCGTCGAGGCCGAAAACACCACCGCATCGCCAACCGCGAGGTTGTGCGCAGCAGAGACGGTCAGCGTGTTGGACGCGATGGTCTGCGAGGAGCAGGTCTGGTCAGGCTCGCGGATGCGGAAGTCGGTGGCGTTGGTCAGCGCCTCGGACATGAGATCGAGGCTCGTGACGTAGTTGCGGATGCCCGCGCCCGCCGCCTCCTTGACCTGCAAGGCGGTTGCCGTGTTGACGAGGCCGCCCACGTTGGCGGGGACTTGCCAGTCTGCCTCGGGGATCGAGTACGGGCGCACCACGCCCGCGCCGATCATCGTGCCCATCCAGCCCACGCTGTCGCCCGCAGCCGACATTGCCGCGATGTTGGCGTTGCTCGCCCGCAGGCCGGCGGTGACCGGGTTGCCGATGGCGGCATCCACCGCGACAGTACCGGCGGCGGCAACGGTGCCCGAAGACACGGTAACGGCCGGCGTGTTCTGGACGCTCACCGGGGCCGCCGCGGACATGTCGCCCGTGGGCCTGGGCAGCATCTCTACGCGCTGGCGCTCGTAGTCGAACACCCGCACAAACGAGACCCGCATGTCGGTGCGCCGGATCACGCCGCCACCGCACAGCGTCACGCCGTTTACAGCCTGACCCGTCAGCAGCAGACCCGTGCCGCCCGTGCAGCCCGTGAACGTGGTGCCCGTCGTGCCGGTGTAGGTGATGAGTTGGAAGCCCTGCGTGGTGTTGACCCAGAACGTGCCAGAGGCCGGGTAGCCAGTGGTCGAGGCCACGTTGATCGTGGCCTGGGGAAGCGTGGTGTTGTTGGACGCCGAGGTAATCGTGGTGCCCAGCGTGTCTGCCGGGTACGGGGCCGGTGGGGTGTAGCTGCTGGTCGGAGGCACCAGCCACAGCGAGGCAGCAGAGGCTTGGCCGATCTTCCAGGCCCCGTCGAGATTGAGCGTGGCACCCGTCGTGTTGTCGCGCACGCCGACGATGTTGACCAGATCACCAACCGCAAAGCCGGTCGTAGCGCTGATTGCCAGGGCAAGCTGGCGCGTGCCGTCAGCGAGGGTCTGCATCGAGGCAGACTGGATCGCCATCGCACCCGCGCCCAGCGCCGACATCAGGTTGCCGCCCTGCACCTTGGCGACGTAGCCGCCGTAGCTGGTGATCGTGCCAGAGGTGCCGATGGTGATCGTGAACGTGGTCGCGTCGACAACCGTGACGGAGGTGGCCGTGGTGATGTTGGGGAACTCCGCAGCACCTTGTGCGCGGATGCCGTAGATCACAACCAAGTCGCCGGTCACGAGGCCGTGAGGCGTGGCGGTGGTGATCGTGCCGGTGGTGCTGGCGCTCTTGACCGCCGAGACGATCTGCGCACTCGGCACCGTCAGCGACTTGTTGTTGACCGCTCGGAACCGCAGCTTGTAGGTCTCGCTCGGGTCGGGGCACACCTGGGTGCGCAGGCCACGCGATGTACTGGCCGCAACAGCATCTACCGCACTATCTGCCCACTGTGTGCGATCCGCTTGCATTAGCAAGCGATACTCAGACGTCGGGCTGAAGCTGTACTGGTATGCGACTGCGCCAGCAAGCTGGATGGAAGCCGTCGTTGCAATGGTGGTCGTCTGGTTGCCAGCTACCGTACCACTGGGCAGAACATCGCCCGACTCGGAGCGGATGTAGAGTGAAGCGTTGGTGGCCGTCGCGTTCTCGAAAATCTGCGACACGCCGTTCTGCGCGCGCCCGAGGCGCTCGCGGAGGAACACAAAGCCCTTCGCACCAGCCGGGTTGGTGATGGTCTGCGACGGGATCGTGCCGCCAGGGCCGGCGGTCGCGGTGAACTGCGTCGGAGACAGCGCCGTCGCGACAACCAGTGCCGGGTAGTTGGCAAGCTGGTTGGAGCAGTCCCGGATGCCGATGCACGCGCCAACCGAAAGGCCGTGCGGCAGCACCGTATCGACCGTCAGCGTCGTGGTGGTTTGGGCAATGACGTTGATCGCCAGATCGGCCCGGGCAGGAAGCGGGCTGCTCGTGTCGACCACCTCGACAGAGAACTCTTGTCCCAGCGTGCGCTGCGACATCGAGATGCCAACAGCCAGCTCGATGGGCATGCTGAACGTGAGGGTGGACTCAACGTCCGTCTGCTGACCCGCAACCAGCGGGTTCTTGCTGATGGTGAGATAAGACGCTGCGGCGGCGTTGCCGTCCACGAAAACGATGTCGCCAGAGCCCAGCGTCTGCGCCCAGCGAGAGCCAGCAGCGGCCGGGTTATAGGTCTCGAACGCCTCGCGGAACTTGGTCGTGATGTTCGACGTGGTGACGGAAACCGGCACGCCGCCGTCGACGCCTTGCACGGCCTGCGCCGAAGACGCACTGACGCCGGCCTCGGTCGTGAGGAACTCGCCGTCCTGGTCGATGACGATGACAGCTTCGGCGACGTTCGTATTGGTCAATGCTTTTTGCATGTGAATCTCTCTTCGTTAGATGCCAGAACCCTGGCGCACCTTCACCGCCATCTCGGCGTTGAACCGCTGGCGCTCGTCGTTGATCTTGATGAGCTCGAGACGCTCCTTGGCAGCCATCTCGTCGCGAGACTGGACGCCGTCCTGCTCGAGCTTGGCGATCGTGATGTCGCGCTCGAGCTGGGCTTCCATCATTGCCTGCTCGGACTCTGCGCGCTCGCGCTCGACGTTGTAGGCCAGCGTCTCGCGCTTGACCTGCATCTCTTCCGCCTTGGACTGCGCGATGATCTGCGCGGCCTGCACCTTCGGGTCGGTCGGCTGCCCCTGCTCGGCCTGAGCCTTCATCTCCTGCTGGACCTGGTCCTCGGGCTTCATGATCTCCTCGGGGTTGACCTTAAATGCCTTGAGGATCGCCTTGAGCTCCTCGCGCTCGCGCAGGTGCGGGATGTAGCGCGGGTTGTTCGTGATCGCGGCCAGGTTCAGCAGGGCCTGGTTCTGGATGTCGCGCTCGATCAGCGCAGTGCTTCCGCGCGCGTCGATCTCGTAGTCGCCCTTGATGGCCGGGTCCGGATCGTTGGCCATCTTCCAGTCGTAGTAGCGCGCAATGTGCGGCCGGGTGATACTGTCGTCGTACAGCTTCACGCGCTGACGCAGCACGGCGTTCGCGTTGTTGTAGAGCATGACCATGCCGCCGACGGTCTCGGGCGCGCTGCCCTGCTCGCCGCCCATGATCTGGGGCATGCTCGACTCGGTGTCGGCGAACTGCATGGCGGCCTGCGCAATGGCCAGCAGCTCCTCCAGGTGCGAGTTGAACTCGAACACCGTCATGGCCGCGCGCACGTCGTCGAGCTCGTCCTTGGCCAGCCAGACCTTGTTGGGCGTGATCTCGTAGCTGCCGTTCTGGGGAATGATCATCCCCTTCTTGATCACGATCTGGCCGCCCAGGCTGGTGCGGCCGTTGTCCATCACCTGGCGCCAGGCGCTGTTGACCACGCGCTGCTGGTGCTCGAGCTCGTCGGGCAGGCCGTAGCCGAAGGGGCTGTCGTCGGCCTTGCGCCAGCAGTAGACGTCCACCGGCAGCGTGCGGTCAGGGACCCACGAGTCCATGGCCCCGACCACCTTGTCGTTGACGATCACGAGCACGCCGAAGTCCACGTCCTCCAGCGGATCGCCCGTGCGGCTGGAGAGCATCTGCATCTCCTCGGGCTCGATCTCGCCGTGGTACGTCCACATCTCGTATGCGTCCTCGTTGACCATGTCGCGGATGATCCGGCCTTCGGCCACGCGCAGCTTCTGCGGCGGCATGCGCAGCACCTCGCGAATGGCCTCGGTGTCGTAGCCCGGCAGGCCCACCAGCTTGCGCAGTTGCTTGCGCGTGACCATGCGGCGCACGAAGAAGCCGCGGCCGTTCTGGTGATCGTTGCCGCAGCTCGGGTCGAAGAACACGTCCCACGGGTCCAGGCGCTCGCTGGCCGGCACGATCGACTCGTTGACCTGCAGCACCTGCGTGCCGTCGCCCTGGGGTAGCCAGACCTTGCTGGTCTGACGGGCCGGGAACGGGCCGTAGAGTAACATCGAGCCCAGCCGCACAGCGTCCTCGATGCCCTTGCGGCTCTCGCCGTTGTACTTGCACTCGGTGAGGCTGTCGTCGATCGAGCGCTCCATGGCCTCGGCCGCCTGCTTGGCAGCCTCCATGATCGCCTCGGCCTCCTGCGCAGCGGTCAGGCCGGTGGGCTGGCCGGTCGTCGGGTCGATCGTCTGCGCATCGTTGCCGACCATGTCGGCCAGCTCGGGCATGGGCGTGGGCTTGATGCCCCAGTTCCGATCGTCGACGGGAAACAGGATCTCGCACATGCGTGCCACGGCCTGGTCGACCTTCGGGCGCACGATGTTGATCACCACCCGAGAGCGAGCGCCGTCCTGCGCCTTGCGCGCGGGCGGGCCGTTGCGCAGCGTGTTCTCGAACTCGCCAGTGCTGTTCGTGTGCTCGCCGAAGTAGAGCTGCGCGTTCTTGCGCCAGCGCTTCTCGACGTCGGTGTTCGTGGCGCGCGACTGCACCCACTGGTCGCGCATCTTCGTGAAGAGCTGGTACAGCCGCTCGATCTCGTTCTTCTGACGAGCCTCGAACTGCTCCTTGCTCATCACGTCGTCGCCGACCATGTAGGCGACCTCTGGCGGCATGTCTTTGGGGTCCATCAGTAGCCTGTCACTTCGTCAATCGCGGCCCACGCGACCGCGGCGTGTGGCGCTGAGGCCCACTCCTCTTCCTCGTCCGGCCACGGCAGAGTCAGAGAAGGCTCGTCGATGCGGGCCAGGCAGTCCAGGCCGTCGTCGTATCGGCCCACGGGGAAGGTGGGGTACTCGACCTCCAGCAGCTCCTGCACGAGGTCGTGCGGGTTGCCCTGCACGTCGGTGTAGTTGAGCTGCTGCGGCAGCCACATGCGGCCGCCCTCGAACCAGGGAATCAGCCGGCGGATGCGCGCGTTCTTCTCGACAGCGCCGGCCACCTCGTGGATCTTGAAGCGGTACTGCCTGCGCTCCATCTCGGCCTGGATGTGCGGAATGTCGGCCTGCATCCCGTAGCGCTCGTAGCGGGTCTGCATCGGCTTGTGCTTCTTGTGCAGCTCGAAAAGCTTGTCCGAGCGCTGCGTGAGCGTGAGCCTGTCGATGACGCCATCGAGCAGGAATGCGTTGCCGTCGTGCGCCAGGCCGACGACCCACATCACGGTGCGGTCGCTCTTCTTGCGCTTCGTGCCGGCCTTGGCGGTCTGCGGATCTCCGGCCGGGTCGACCAGGATCACCTTGTTCATCTTCTTGGGCGGGTTGTTGTAGCGCACGATCCACGAGCGCTTGAACTCCGCACCCTCGGCGGGCCTCGGTTCCTGCTGGTACAGCGAGATCCACGAGCGCGGATCCGCCTGGGCCTGGCGCACCATCTCATCCGTGAACCACTCCTTCCACAGGCGGTCGCCCGGCTCGCGACCCAGGGGGTCGTTTTCGCCGGCGATCATCGGGAGCTTGATGACGGTCCAGCGCTGGGGCTCGCGCTCCAGCAGGCGGCCGGCGAGGTCGTCCTCGTGCCAGCGGGTCATGATGACCACGATGCGCCCGTGCGGCTTCAGGCGGGTCAGCAGGTCGTTGGTCCACCAGTCCCAGGTCTTTTCGCGCACGCGCTCGCTGTCGGCGTCCTCGCGGCTGCGCACCGGGTCGTCGACCACGATCAGGTCGCCGCGGCGCCCGGTGATCGAGCCGCCCACACCCACCGCCGTGTACTCGCCGCCGTGGTTCGTGCCCCACCGCCCGGCGGCCGTGCTGTCGGCGGCCAGCGCCACCTGCGGGAACAGCGCGCGGAAGCCGTCCTCGTCGACGCCATTGCGCACGCGCCGGCCGAATCGCTCGGCCAGCTCGGCAGTGTGCGAGGCGGCGATCACGCTGAGCTGCGGGTTGCGGCCCATGAAGTACTCGGGGAAGTACACCGAGCCGTAGGTGGACTTCGC